TCGGCGTTGAGCAGCATTGGCAATGCTTCCATCATCGGGAACATGAAGGGTTGCTCATACAAACCCTGCTGTTTCAACTCCCGTTCAAGAGCATATGCGAGGCGCAAAGTCAGCTCTGTATCCATAGCGTTATACTGATATAGCACCGGCCTCGGTATTCTACTGTATCTAGCCGACTTCTTGGTGATATAGTTGAATAGGGTAGCTTCGTAGTCACCAGAATCAAAGTAGTCGTCAGCCAGCGGTTTAAGACCGTGACCGCCCTTGCGCTCGTCCAGCGCATAGTGCGCAACGATGGTGTCGAAGTCCACATGTGCATTCTCAACTCCTAGCTGTCCGATAAGGAACCGCAAGTCGAACTTTGCGTTATGTCCTACCCAGCGATAGCCAGGCACTGCAAACAACTGATAGAGTAATCTTACAGTGCGTTCATCTGGCTTTAGGTACTCTCCGGTATGATACCGGAAGTCGTCTAGGAACCTCGCTTGCACCCTCTTCGTCCAAGAGCCGGTGTAGAACTCCTTACCATCCTCATACAATAAGCTGTCTGGTATGATGTAGGCTGTACCGAAGTTGAAGGAGACGCTCATGCACAGGATACGGTCTCGCTGGAAGTCGACCTGATCTGTCTCGAGGTCGAACGCTACAAAGTTTCGATCCTCAGGCTTTACGCGTGCTGCCTGATGCAGAAGATCCACGAGACCCTCAAGAGTATCTATGATCACAGGGGCGACGATGGGTGCCTCCAATCTCCCACGCTTGAGACGTTGCAGATCCTTTACGAACATAGGTGCTTGATCGGGATTGTAGTTGTAGTAGGCAGGATGCGCCATTACGTAAACCCAGCGCTCACCCAGCCGCCGCCAACCCCTAGACGCCATAATGCCGCTCTTGTCGTTCGGCCAGATCGCCTCTTTAGCGATCCCTCCCATAACTGCTATTTGTGCGTCAGGGTTCGTCTCGGCAACCACTCTCAACTCGTCAGCAAGTTCATGTCGGCATACTGCAAGGGCGCGGGAATAGCCACGTTTCTCACGCGGCAAGGAACATTTGATGGCGTTCGTTAAGTAGCAATCTCCACGGTTTATGCCAGCACGCCTTAAGAACGCCATTAGCAGCCGGCCTGTCTTGCCTATGAAGGGGCGCCCTTTACGAACCTCGTCGTAGGCAGGCGCCTCGCCTATCAGTATGTACTTAGCCGTACTCGGATCGCCCTCAGGTGGTACTCGAGGGCGACCCTTGTACGGACAAGTCGAACAATATTCAGTCATGGTTGCCGCCTACCCGAGGCGCCGACTTAACGATCTTTGAGAGCGCACTGATCATCTCCTCCGCAGTGTCGTCACGTGCGGCCTGTACTGCTCCGTGTACGAGCACTGTGATGGCGAGAGAACCTAGCAGGAAGACGAGGCAGACAGGCCAGGTCCGCCCAGGGATTCTCCCTAGGATAAGCAGCCATGTCGACAGAAAGAAACTAGCCCACCACGCTGCTGCGAGCAGGCGTCCAGATAGTAAGTGGTTGTTACACATTTATAACCTCCTCGTGATCTAACGGCTTCTCATTGTCCTCGAGGGGTCGCAGATGCTTCTCGCGTCTCGTCGCGTTTCGGCCCTTTCGAGATCCCCTTGTAAGAGCGAACTTACCCTTCAGGCCGACAGCCTTCAGAACGTCCTCAAGTGGACAGAAGCCCTCTTGGTAGTACTTCAGCCATCGCTGAGCAGTACTTCGAACTATATGTGTAGGAACTACCTCACTTCCCTCGCCTTCGGCTACCCAATGTTCAAGGATAGCACGATTCAGGTATATGAGGCGTTTGCTGTTCGTCGGCAACAGGTCATAGGAACCTGGAACCCTTAGGAACTCTTTCGGCTGCTTCATCGTCAACAGCTTTCCTGAAGCACCTAACGCGAAGGCTGTCGAGGAGTCGACGCCACGAACTCCGCACGATAGAGCTACCGGGAGCTCCTCTTCGCCGAAGACGCGCGGGCTTGCGATTCCGAGAAGATGCACCGGGTAAGCGGTTTTAGCCGCCTCTATCATCTGCTGTGGTCTGGTACCTTGTATGGCCTTCCGGTCCTCAGGATTACGCAAAGATGAGATTCCGATTGTCAGGGTGTACACATCAGCCCAATCCGAGTGCTCCCACCTTGAGATCCATGCCTGCAGGCATTTAGCCCACTCCTCATGCGTAGCTCCCTGAGGAACAAACACGAGGCGATTCGTTGCGATCTTCCCTAAGGCAGTCCACGAGCGGTGTAAAGTAGCTTTCGGATCGCCCTGAACATCAGGTAGTACTACCTCATCTGCGCAGACACGGCGCGCAGCTTCGTTGAGCTGGTCGAGCGTTACCTGTTCGCCTTCGAAGACGCCATTATCCAGAAGGATGAAAGGCGAATCTGGTGCAAGCGCTCTGGGGCTCCCCTTCATTGTAGCTGCATACCCCGGATAGCCGAGGACCCAGTGAGCAAGGACCATCCGGTAGGAGCCCTTAGGAAAGATGCCTGCCCAGCCAGGAGGTACTATGTGTGATACTTGCATCGCTTATCCCTCCTCTAGTAATAGACACAGGGCGCCGATGTAGAGCATGTAGTTCGCTGCATCCACGCACTCCTCAATAACCGCTTCACGCATCGACTTCTCTCTTTCCCAAGCGGGTTGTGAGAGGATCGATTCGATCCTTCGCGTCTTGGCTTGTGCGATTGCCAGCATCGTGCTTGGCGACTGCCTGTGATGTATTGGAGACCCGACATCGCGCTTCTGCCCTTTGCGTTCGTAGGTTGCGAGCATTGTCTCCAGGAGGCCCGTAAAGAGTTTCGCGAACCTCGCTTTCGTCAACTTGAACTGTTCCTGTTCCTTCTTCGTGTAGATCATATGTAACCTCCTTAAGGTTAGAAATGTACCTTCGACTTATCAACGACCTCTTCCCAGATACCAAGAGGAATCTTGACATCGACGAGGGACATCACTGCCTCGTCTACCATGTCGAAGTCATCCAGACAATCCGGGAAGGGCAACATCCAGGACTCCTCACCAACAGATCCGAGCAATTCGACGCTCGTTCCGAAGTTCGCTCTGAGGCCCCTCGAGCTCTTTGACAAGAGCAGGCTATCGAGATCGAACTGATCCCTATGCGCCTCTTTTGACCGCACGACTGCGTTAGGGTCCCTATGCATAATCAGGAACTTGTCCTGGTGTGGCCTGAACTTGTGCCAGATTGAGACGAACACAGGGTTCATGCATAGGTAGCTGAACTTGAGGACCTTATAATCCATCTGCGAAAACATCACTGGCAGGAGTCCTTGTGAGATCTCACCTGGCCCATACTTCCCATAAGGAGCTCCGATGAACGGGAAGGAGTCGTCTCCGAGCCAGTAGCGATAGAACGCGCATGCGAGGAGGTTCTCGTACCCGCCCTGTACTGTCTCGTCAAACCAGTAAGAGCCAAGGTCGTAGCCCATCTCGATGAACAGCTTAGCTATCGCAGACGTACCTGAACGTTGCGTACCAGTGATCACTAATGCCATCATACACCTCCTTTGTCTATCCCACTCAACTTCAAGAACTCCGCCCTCGCCCTATCGGATTCCTTGAACTTCCCGTACATCACTGAGAAGGTCATCTTGGGAACTGGTGGGCCCTGCAGGTCAAGCATCTGACAGGTATGCGTCCCCACTGTGACCAAACCTAGTGCCAGGGGATCTGACTTCTCGATCAGGATGTCGGCCAACCTCTGAGTCATGTGCTCCTGCACCCAGGGCCTCGCGCAGAATTCCTTCGCTAACAAGGGTATCATGCTGAGACCTATGAGTTTGTCCTTCGGGATGTAACCGAAGTAGATCTTCCCGAAGAAGGGCAACATGTGATGCGAGCACACTGCCCAGTAGTCGATGGGATCGACGCACACGACCTGGTCGACCTTAGGGTCTACGTTCTCGAAGGTCGTGAAGCGTAGTTCCTTCTGTGGCCTGAACCAGTACGATAAGTAGTGGGCTAGGCGATACGGCGTCATCATCTGATGCGGATGCGCTGGAACCTCTGCCACACTAAGTCCCTCGTATTTGCGTGCAGCGAGAGGCATCCCGCAATGTGCCAGGAGCCTGAACGCGTAGCCCACTGTTCCGCTACCCACCTTATCATAGGGAGGGTACGGGTCTACTGCGTCCTCGTACGTCGTCATCTGTGTCCTTCTTACTGTTGTCATATCTATCTCCTTTTTCCTTTCAAAAGTTTTAGCGCATTGTATGAGGAACGGTGCAGGTTCCTCTTACACTAGATCAAAGACGTGTTCGAACAGCTGCGAGCGTTACGGGCAGCTATAGGATCCTGCATGACAGTCTGCCCATCTCCACTGGGCATTGCTGTTGTTGAAGTAGGTGTTGAGCCACGGGAAGTTGGTATACTGTTGGAAGCCGACGTTCTGATTGGCGTAGTTGCCATACCAGTTCACGTAAGCTTCCTGGCCCCCATAGGACCAGTATTCTGTCTGCTCTGCGTAACCTGGCGACGGGAAGGGGTAGTCCCACCAGTCGTTGTCGTACTCCTCGTCGGTCGTGAAGTTGGCCCCGAAGTAGTAGTCATCCTCGATACAAGGTCCTCCAGAGCCCCCACAACCAGAGTCAGAGTTGAAGTACCCATTCGCCCAGTATAGGAAGTATTCAGGGTCGAAGCCGAAGCCTGAATCTGGATCACACCAGTAGAGGTCGATGGAAGAACACTCGTTCACTAGGTGGCTGGAGGCTAAGGGGCAGGAATAGCATGCGTCGATGTCATCTACGTCGCGGATAGTAAAGGCTGCCCCGCCCAGGTTCTCGTGAACAACTCCGACAATGTAGCACTTGGAGACTGGAGGTTCTGTAGGCGTAGCGTCGAGCAGAGGCATAGCGGAGCTGTCAGGCGGCGTCATCAAGAGCATACTTGATGCCGTGATGCCGACAAGCACGAGCAGGATCGTAACGGTAGGTAGTAGTTTTTTCAACATATGTTTCTCCTTATATCTTGATAGTGCACCGTTCCTCATACAATGCGCTAGTGACTGACGACTTGAAAGCCGAGGTTAAGTTGTTTTCCAGTGTTATCTCCTTTCTCCTTTCGAAAGTTTTAGCGCATTGTATGAGGAACGGTGCAGGTTCCTCTTACACTAGATCAAAGACGTGTTCGAACAGTTACGGGCAGACAGTACCCTTACACTCAGCCCATCGGAACTGTACGTTCCAGGTGTCCCAGTATGCTCCCTCGAGGCCCCCGAGGTACTGAGACCACCACTCTTTGTCCCAGTACGCGTCCTCATGTACCTCGGCCTCGACAGTCCATTCGTCGAACTCCTTGTAATAGACCGTCTCTTGGTCCTCGTCAGTCACTGGGTACTCCCACCAGTACTCGCCGCCATAGCCGTAGTATTCGTCGGTCACGAAGTTGGAGCCGAAGAAGTATTGGCCTGAGAGGCCGTAGTGCCACCGGAACTCGCCGTTAGCCCAGTACAGGACATAATCAGGAGCGAAACCGTTAGCAGTGCGGCAGTACGACACTGGAATCTGAGTACACTTGTTCGTGTTTAGGTGACTCGAGGCGTACTTGCAGGTGTAACAGCTGTCGATGTCATCCACAGTGCCTGAGAAGCCACAGTTGTCGCAGCCATAGTCAGTTGTGTGATATACGCCTACACGGTAGAGGTGGTCAGGGACTAGAGGAGGTTCTGTAGGCGTAACGTCGAGCAGAGGCATAGCGGAGCTGTCAGGCGGCGTCATCAAGAGCATACTTGATGCCGTGATGCCGACAAGCACGAGCAGGATCGTAACGGTAGGTAGTAGTTTTTTCAACATATGTTTCTCCTTATATCTTGATAGTGCACCGTTCCTCATACAATGCGCTAAAGATTCACTCAGTCATAGGCCCAACGAGCGTTGCACTCAGGGCATTCGTAGTGTGCTTCGTACTCCCTCGTGTAGAGATAAACTATCTCTCCGCCGCAGATGCCTCACGTGTCACCTTCTATCGGCCAGTCGTTCTTGTGCTCCTGCGCACAGGCGTCGCAACAGCTCTGCCAGTAGTATTTTCCATATTCGAACTCCCGACCGCAATGTCTACACGTCTTCATGTTACGGCTTACCGAGGTACTTGTGCATCTGCAGGCTGAGCCGCCAACCGTACTCGAGACACGCCTGATATGCTATCTCGGTTGCTTGGCCTGATTGCGAAATAGGCTGTAACGTTACGCGCTTGAAAGGACCATCAGCGAAACCCAGGGAACTAACCTCCTCTAGGAAGGCTTTCAACTCCTCGATGTCCTGCTCCTTACCGACGAGCCACTTTATCTCGTCAGCGCGGCCGAGCATGCTCTGGACTGGTTTTGCATCTTCACCGCACCAAGTAATCTTGGGGCTTACAGCTGTCCAGTTGAACATAACGTCCCCTGATAGGGGCTGGGTTCCATTCGTCTCAAGATGCACTGGCCCTAGTGGGTACAGGACCTTGACTAATTGTTCTAGGGGTTGAAGTGTCGGCTCGCCCCCTGTGATCAAGATCATCTGCCCTTTAACGTGGACGTCGCTAATCCGATTGAAGAGCTGTAATAGGTTAAGTTGCTCACCAGAAGTCTGGTCGATCGACTCCTTAGTGTCACAGAACGGACAGCTCAAGTTGCACCCCTGGAATCGTACAAGCGTACAAGGCATCCCTGCCCACCAACCCTCACCCTGCATCGTGCGGTAGATCTCTGAAATCCTATAGACGGTCATGGTCTGAACTCCTCAGCGTACGCATCCTCGGACTCCCAGACCCGTACCTGTATAGCATGAGGAATCGTACGGATAAAGAACAGCGCCAGGTTTTCAGCCGTAGGATTCGCACCTGAGTTGTAGAAGGGGATGCAGTCATTCAGATACGTATGATCGAAGGTGTCGATCATTTCCTTTATTACCTGAAAGTCAACTACCATCCCGTCCTCGTTAATTGGCCCTTCGAGCCACACTTCTACTACCCACGTGTGGCCGTGGAGCTTACCGCATTTGCTTGCGTAGGGAAGGTCTAGCTTATGTGAAGCTGCGAACTTCCTCTTCAAGTATAGTCTCATATTTCACCTCGAGATTAGTATCGTGACCACTGCTAGTCCCAGCACGATCACGCTCCATAGCACTCTATCATCTATCGGTAATTCGCCCATCAAATCTTCCATATGCCGTAAGGTGTAGGATCGGGAACGCCGGCCTTCGCAAAGGCCTCCATACGGTCTCGGCACGTCGAGCAGGTACCGCAGTGCAGCTCCTCGCCCTTATAACAGCTCCACGTGAGGTCGAAAGGAACGTTTAAGATATCCCCTAGCAGGACGATGGCCGCCTTCGGAATGTAGACGAACGGGGCCATAACGTCAAGGGGGTTGTCCAGTGATAGCGACAGAAACTTTTTAAGGCCCCCTATGAACTCAGGTCTACAGTCGCGATACACTGGATGATCTCCAGCGTGCACAGCAAGCGCTATCGCCTCTGCTCTGTGATCAGCTGCGACGGCTGCCGCAATGTTCGCAAAGATCGCGTTTCTGTTCGGGACGACTGTTACCTTGAGACTCTCAGTTGTGTAGTTGCCAGAAGGTATCTCGAGCTCCTGGTTCGTTAGCGCCGACGATTCAAGGACGAGCCCAAGTTCAACCTTTGTCCATCCGAGACCTAGGTTAGCCGCTACCGTCCGCGAGAACTCCTCCTCTTTGGAGTGGCGTTGACCGTAGGCTATATACAGCAAGTGCGGTACGTGCCCTAGTTTCAGTAGATAGTAGACAAGGGTTGTAGAGTCCAACCCTCCACTTGAAAGAACGACTACATGCATCTCAATCTCCTCTCTATCTGTTTAAAGGTGACGCCGAGTTGCGACCATCCCAGCTAGCTGTTGCGCTGATCGCAATACCGCCACGTGTGTTGAAGTGCACTGTAACGCTGGCATCTACAGGAGTAGCATACCTAACGACGTCTGTTAGGATGTCTTGTGCGAGGTGCTCGTGAAAGATACCTTCGTCACGAAACGTCTCAAGGTATAGCTTGAGGCTCTTGCTCTCGATGACGTAATGCTTCGGAGTGTACTTGATGGTGATGCGAGCCCAGTCAGGTTGATTGGTCACAGGGCATCGGCAAGTGAACTCTGTGCACTCCATCTCCACTTCGACCGGAAACAGGGAGGTGCGACCGATAGAGAACACCTCGAGGGTTCGCTCTGGTTTAGCCCCCGGGTCTCCGAGCTTCGTAAGTCCGTCCATGTAATCCTCCTCCTGCGGTTCAAACCGCTGATCGTAGTTGATAAACGCTCTACTGTTGTTGGGCATGTTTTGCTCCTCCGCGGAATACTTGACTAACATCTGGACACCTTTAGCTTCTACACAATTCGGAAGCAGCAGCGGGGACCCTACAAGCCGCCAACCTTCCTGTAGCGCCTTATTTACCTTGAACTCTAGGGGAAGCCCCTCTACAGTATCCTCAAGGTACCCAGTAACTAGTTCTATCTCCATCGTAATCTCCTTAGTTACGGGTTGCAGGTCCCGCAAGGTGTTCTGCCAGCAGCAATAGCGATCTCGCGATTGGCGAAACAGATGCGATGTTCTGGCTTTATCTGCTCTACGTGCCGACAACCCTTCCTATGGAACTTTCCGCTGAGAATACTACCTACGTATTGAGCCCCCTCAAGCGAATCAGGGCACCTCCAGGTATCCGGCTGCGGTACGGCTGTTGGAAGGGCGGCTGGAAGAACAGTTGGAAGAGGTGTACTTGTAGGAGCTAGTGTAGGTATATGGGTACTTGTTGGTTCGGTCGTAGGTGTAGCAGTTGGAGCCTGCGTACTTGTTGGTTCGGTCGTAGGTGCTTTTGGTTCCGCTTCTTCAGGGCTTGATGTTAACAGCGCCACTAGGAATAAGCAGGAACACAGCACTGCAATAATACTGCTAAGGACGAGGATAACCTTCCTCCTCTTCTTTTTACGTTCTTCTTTCTTATTCATTTCGATCTCCTTAGAACTAGGGCAGGTGAGCGAACCCACCTGCCCTAGCACGAGACGGTCTAGAAGCTGATGTCGGGCGTGATAGCGCGCCAGTTGTTGACAGCCGCCTGCAGATTGCCCTGATACGTGCGGTGCTTGACCTTGCAGTCGACCTGCCGCCCGATAAGGTCGTCGGCCAGCGCCTGGTGCGACGGATAGTTCAGGGTCTCAGGCATGTTGAGTGCCTTGAAGCAGCGCTTCGTGAAGACCATGCCATCGCCAGCAAGCATCAAGTTCCAGACGAGCGTGCGATTGTAGTCGATATCACCCTCGTCAATGACGCGCCCCATCACGAACAGACTCGGCAGGTTCTTCTGGCGAGACAGCTTCGGTTCGCAGCGCTCGATCTCGACCGAGTGCCAACCTTCGGCAACCGGCTCGTCACGAACTGCGCCGAGGTCGAGGGAGATAGGGCCAGAGAGTTCCACATCCTCGAAACCTTCATCGCCGGACATGTCGACGGCCTCACCCTCAAAAGCTTCCTCAGTTACTTTGTCTTTACCGAACATAGTTGTTACCTCCATGAGAATATGTTTCAGCCAATACGGTCCTACGGTCCTACGTCCTACGTCCTAGTCCTTATGTGCATCACCTCCTCTACTGGACCAGCTCTAAGGCCGGTATCGAGTCGTGTTCGCAATCAAATGTACCTACAGTGCAATACGAACCTACTATCTTAGCAGATATCGCCAAGAGCTTCCCAGACGATTCTAGAGCTACCGGCAAGGAGTTTGCCCTCACAAGGATCAGATCTGAGTACGTATCCCAGCCGTCCTCGGTCCTCGTCGCTAGAAGAAGCCGATACCGTGGAACTCCTGCAGGCGCCTGATCTACCCACGACACGCGAACAACGTACGTCTCCTTGAACGAAACTTCCTGCCCAGGATAATCGACTAGGTCCTCATAAGCGATCGGAGGGCTCCAGGGCACATCTGCCTGAATCGGGGTGGCCTGTTGAGCTACTCCTCCAAATACCATCGGCAGGAAGAGCATTAACGCTGCTAGTTTAGACATCATCTCATTCACCTCCCTCCTCGTTACCAGGCAGGTACTTGACCAGCTGCGGAACAGACGGAGCCGGGATCTTTGCGGGAAGAAAGCCAGTCTGCTCCTTCGCCTTTGCGCGTACCGCCTTCGTGTAGCCGATGCAGTGCACGTTCGACCCTCTTGGACCTCGGTCTAGGCGCATGACAGTCATCGCGTACGCAGGGAACTGACGCTGACTGGATCCCTGCAGCGCGAGGCGATACCCCTGGATTGTGGGAGCTTCCCCGACGTTCCTAGGCCCGTAGTCGACATCCTCGAGACCTATGAAGATCACGTGCATCGGGAGCTTGTAGAACAGATTTGCTAGCAGCGTGAACTGATTGAGGAGCTGTCCCCAATGCTGGATCTGTGGAGCATCAACATCCGTAAGGAACTTGTTCGCTTGGTTGCCAGAGATGCGCATAACCTCAGACCGCTGCAGCTCTGTCAGCGAGTCGACGACCAGCGTCTTCGGCGGAGCGTCAAACAGCTCATCGAAGTTCTGATTCTCTGGGCAACCCTGGCTCAACCAAGTGTACACGTAGTTGAGCTCGCTGTACTTATCCAGCTGCAGGATGACCAACTGCTTCTCGTCGATCGCCTTGACGAAGTCCGGATTGCTACGCAGCGAACCTATCTGTGCTCGATACTCCAGGAACAACACTGGGGCGGACACAGTATCAAGGGCTGCGCTCGCGCCGAACCACGTCTTCCCTGTACCTGGCTCGCCATACACCAAGAGCCGAAGGTACTTGGCCTCAAGTTCAAGCGCTTCTTTATTTAGCTTCTTCATGCTATCTACTCCTCTTCTTGCGTCGCGCACGACGCCCTAGGAAGGCGCCCAGGACAAGGGCACCTACTTTCCGCTGACGTCCGGCTCTTGTTAGCGGAATACCGATTTTACGAGCTATCTTCTGCTTGCGTTGAGACAAGCCGACCGCTCGCTTCCACGAGAACGAAAGACCATACCTACGTTTCTTTCTAGACATCTTGACCCCCTTCTTCGAGCTCTTCCATTTCAGCCTCTCTATCTAGTTTGTAGGCGCATAGCAGGATGAAGTAATCTAGGAGCTCTCCTCTTTTAACCTTACGCTCCTGCACAGAGAGACCATCCCAATACTCTTTGAATCCTCCAGGACCTTCGAACGTCCAGTCCCTCTTCCACCACTCTGGTCTCCTAGGTTCATCCATCTGTACCACCTATAATCACAGGTGCGTTGCCGCCGTCCTCCGCGTTTAGGTACGCGATGTAGTCCGACATGAAATCTAGGAACTCACGTACGACTTCGTCTCGTTCCTCTTGAGGCAGTCCAACGAGCCACGCTTTGAATTCCTCTTGATCGTCCGTTCTCCACCACCATTCGGGATCTGGTGGTCTAGAGATCCTGTCCTCTATCGGCTTCTTCATAATCCTCCTCATAGATATCTCTCAATTGAAACTCCTCGTTCAGAATCGTTCTGAAGTCCGCATTGTCCATCCGTAATTTGCAAGGGGCGCGGAAAGAGCACGAAGTGCAAGTACGGAAGGACCCCAATCCAGTTGGGCCGACCCACTTCTTCGGAGCTGTCATCCTGTGTGCGCAGGGGACGACGATGTATCTGAAGTAGTTCTCAATCTGTTCCTCCGTACGATACTCCCTAACGTCCCAGAAGAACTTGCTGGGGCCCTTCAGTTCCATCGACTGCCTATGATATAACCTGCGCGTGTTCTGAAACGCTTCAGCGAATTCGGGATACCACGGTTGCTCCTGCTGTGTACCATCCAATAGCGCACGGTAGTACGATATCGGAACTGCGTCGGCATCCTCAAGGCCTATCTCACCAGCGAACATGAAATCCTTCTCAGCTAGGAACTTCAAGGTAGCTACGGCCTGCGCAGTGATGTACTCCTCATACGTCGTTGACCCTGAAAGGTTCTTGCGCGTCGTGAGCGTGCCATCTTTGAGTATCAGCTCATGGTACTTCATCGGCGCCTTCTTCCGTAGGAAACGGAATATGAGACCCCGCACATCTTTGCTGTACAGCTGACGAGCAGCCCAGGTGTATATCGTCGCCTGCAGATCGGTGGTAGTCCAGGGGTTGTCGAGATACTTCGTCGTCTTGAAGTCCATGATCCAGAGGCCATCATCCATCTTGACGACTGCGTCGAACCGGCCTGATAGAGGGATGCCCTCATACTCGATAGGGCCCCACTGAGTTTCGGTGGCCAGGAACTTGGTCCCCGGATCGTTGATAGCAGCCCAACCTTCATACCCCTCTATCATCGAGCCGCACGTCTCCAGCTCATCGAGCGTATCTGAATCTGCTTCCTCATACTTCTCGAGGTACTCTTGCACGGCAGCTCGATAAGTATCTACGAACGGCTCCTGCGTGTCGTAACCGTCCTGTAGAGCTTTATGCACGACCCGCCCTGTGTTCAAGGCAGGCCGGATCATCTTCGGTTCGAGGCCAAGCCCCCTAGGAGGGGGAGCTGTCCAGAACCAGTACAGCTTGCACTTCAAGTAATTCTTTATTTCACTTGTGTGTACGGGCGGTTGAGCAAGTTGCTGCGCGCCAGTCATATCTCGTACCTCCATATTTGAGCGTCCAGATCGTGCACGTGAGATGCGAAAACTTCTTGTGAAACGTACTCTTGACTTCTGGTAGATCCGGCAAGGCGCCAGGGAACAGTGTCTTAGCCATGAAGTGCTGTGCGTTCGGTACTTCCAGACCTGCCTCTGTCAGGACGCCGATTCCGTGAATGAGAACTTCCTTGAGATGTCTCTTACCTAGGGATCCAAGAAAGTGTATGAACTTGTGGCAATAAGGACATAGTGCGACTACTTCTCTGAAGGTGATCTCAGAGTTGATCCAGTCGTAATCATAACACTCATGTGCTTCTAGCCACATGTTTCGCCCTTCGACGTCTAGCTGATGAGCCCCGCAGGCAAAGCAGTGGTAATCATTCTCTGCATACGCCTTGCGTCGCACTTCATCCCACCAGGCCTTCCCCTCTATGTTCCTAGGGTTTACAGTGTACAGCGAGTGGGGGATGGGAGGATGGAGTAACAACTCAGGTCTCCGAAACACCACTCCAGCGTGCTTGTCAGTGAAGTCCAGATGAACAGGACCTTCGAGAATGTGAGCCATCGTCAAGCACCCTCTCCCTTCTGGAGCACAACATCTTTCCAATTCCGGCGATTGTATATCTTGCTTACCATACTCTGCGTAACGCCGAATAGGTGAGCTATCTCCCACTGCGTCAGGGTCCCCTCCTCACAAAGGTTATAGATGGCCCTAACATCCCTTTGCGTGAGCTTCTGTCCTCTATCGTTGGGCTCTTGCGTCGCCATCAGATCAGATCCTTCAGCAACGAGACCACGATAATCACGAGCGCTAACGATACACCTGCGTGTATCAATGAGAGCATCAGGAAGAAGCTGAGCGTGTTCCGCAAGGAGACGTTCTCAGCGAACACATCGTAAGCGTGATCCTCGGGTATTGCATCTCTAGAAGCCATCGTCGCCTCCTTCCTCGAACTTGAATAGGAACAGGAACAACCCGAATAGGACGGCTAGTGTAAAGACGATCCGCTCGGGAAAGCCCACTGATTTACCTACGAGCAACTCGGCGTAGATGCCTAACAGTACTAATCCCAGACCGAGCTTGTTTAACCAGTGCATTCTTCTTCCTCCTCTCTGCGTCTCATGATAGTGTCTTCAACCTTCGCAAGTGCCTGTTCAAGCGCAAGGTCCAGGTCGATGCATAGTAGGTTGGCAAGCGTGCATAGCATCATATACAGATCCCCGATCTCCATTGAGAGGTCAGGTTGTACCTCGTTCGTACGCACGCTACGCTTCATAAGACCGTAGCCGAGGCGCAATAGCGCATCACCTACCTCAGCCGCCTCCGTCATCAGATACGCCCAGGTATCGAATGTAGGAGGAGTGTACCACTCGCTTTCATAGGAGCTCCTGAACTCGGCTACCTTCTCCTGTCCTAGATGCCTCCGGAAATCTTTCCGGCGGGAAATGACAACTGTGTCACTTAGCTCGAGCACGTCGAAACCATAGTACGCGTAAATGTCTTTGTACGTGATCCCGCCGACCTGGCACTGTGGACAGTAGACGGGCGGAACCTCTCCGCCATCTCCGAACTTAAGATAGACCTTGCAGCTAGGGCACATCAACATCGGCAACTTCATGTTCTTCCTCCTTCTGTCTATAGGTGATGAATTCGACCTCGCCCTCTCGAACTGTCATCGCGGCATACCGCTGGTTCTTGTTCAACCGCGACTTGCCCGACTTGATTTCCAATAGCACTATGCGCTCCAAAGCGCCCTCCGACATTCCATCGAAGACGATGTAGTCGATAGGGTTGCCTATGAAACGCATATCTCTAGGGTTGAAGGGAAACCCCTCCTCGAACGGCACGAGCTTCTCATACGTCATTCCCTTAATGACGCGCTTGCTACGAGCTATTGCGTCGGCGCGAATCTCCTTCTCGCGCTGCTTGAGAACCTGAGTGGCGTGTTCGAGCGCGCGTTCGGCAGCATCCTCGGCTTCCTTGCGCGCAGCGTTTAGCAGCGTACCCATTATAACCAAGATGCAGCACAGGATTAGGATGACGCCGATCAGGATAGCTGTGGCTAAGAAGGCGAGGCTCATTTGAACACCTCCTTGAAGGCATCAGCTACCTCGTTAGGATCACGGCGCTTAGCCTGTCTCAGGCACTCGACGTGCCGGGGCGCTCGTCCAAGACCTATCGTCCAAGTATCCTCAACCTGAACTGTCGGGCCTCGAAGGATCTTGTACGTTCGTCTAACATCCTCTATCGCGTCGTCCACTACTGAGGAAAGAGCCTCTACTGCCTCTTCGCGTTCGCGCTCGAGCGTACAATCGACGCACTCCCAAGGACCGGTGTCTCGATCAGGGTTAGGTACGTACACTTCGGATTGCACGTCTTCGCCTTGCAGGGCGCGCATTACTGCGTGACGGAAACATAACTTCGCCGCGCCCTTCGAGTAATAGTTAATCTGCAGATCAAGATTCATCTAGAGGTCCTCCTATAGGACGCTCGATCAGTGTCAGGCCCCGCAAGACGCTGAGCCAGAACGTAACCCAGACGGCTGCGACTGCGGCGTATATGAGTAAGTCCTTAATTGTCTCCACTTTGCTCCTCTTGTTCCTCTTGCTCCCTCTGTGCTGCTCTATACCCCTTAAGGTAATCGAAAAAGCATCCAGCCGAATCGTTATCGGCTGCTTTCATCAACCTGTCGTACACCTCAAGTGACAGTTCGTAATTGTCCGCGTAGGTGTAGCTCCTCAGGCGCTCTGGCGTTATGACTTCAGGCGCCCCGTCTTCGATCCAACGTAAGTACCAGTCGAAGACCATCTCCCCGGTCGATCTCGAAGACATGTACGACTCGATCTCCTCGTCGTCCGGTAGGGCCGCTATGAACTTCTTGAACATATGCTTAGTTACTGCTAACATTACTTAACCCCCTAGGAGTTGGTCGAACCAACTCCCCTTCAGGTCACGTACGAACTCGTCGACGAGCTGTGCGTCATTGAACCTCTTCTCGACGGCCCTCCGCATGAGCTTATCGACGGTCCACTTACGGCGCTGTGACAACTTAGCGACTAGATGAATTACGTGACAGTGCCTCGTCTGTCCTACGCGATAGATACGTTGTGACAGTTGGTACTCGTCCGTCGAGGACCACGAACCGTCGGTGATAATCATAGTTGACGCGCGCTGTAGATTCAGGCCCTCTTTTATAGCATGCAGCGAACCGACCATCACGCCCGTCTTGTTGAACACCTTTAAGGCTGACTGTACCTCGTCCCTATCCATACCACCAACGATACAAGCTCCGGGAGCTAGTCCACGTAACCAGGCCTCTACGAACCTACGATACCTGGAGACGATGACGACCGACTCACCCGGATGATCCTCTATCCACTCCTGCAACCACTGAACCTTTGCAGGAACCTCACCTAGAGGGTACGGTGGCAGATCCTCGCTTATGATACTTGGATCGAGAGCACACTGTTGAAGGCGCAGGAATCGTACAAGCGCGTTCTCTAGTATGATCTCTGTTCCAGACAACTCGGCGTACGCATCCTTCACGAGCTTGAGGTACAACTGCTCCTGCTTACCCTCTAGGACGATAGGTACATCCGAGTACGTGATAGGAGGTAAATCAGGTAGTACCTGTTCCTTCGTGCGTTTCAGGTAGAAGGGTTCGATCTCCTTCGCTAACTGTTTCAGGTTCTTCGGCCCGTTTATCGTAGTGAACCTACCGTGAGGTGGCCTATACGAGTCAACGTACTGGTCAAAGAATCTCCAATAGGACCTGAAGCTCTTCGGATACAACCAATGCAGCAGCGCCCACATATCTGCGGGACTGCGGCCGTACGGCGTAGCTGTCAGCATGATCTTCCGACGAGCTATAAGCGTTTTCAGCGCCTTCGTCTGTTTCGCTTTGCGGTTCTTGAACCTATGAGCCTCGTCGACTATCACCATATCCCACTTCACCGCCCTTAGTTTGTCGGCGGACATACGCACTGCAGTGGGATGAACGACTACATAGATGTTGGGCTTCTTGTTGCCCCAGGTTGCTACTTTACGCCAAGGTACACCCCGCCCTGCTTGTCCGCAAACACCTACGTAGCCAGCCTCCTGATCCCTAATAACCTCAGCCCACCACTCCTTCGTCAATCGAGGAGCTATGATAAGCACGGGACCACGAGCATACCTACGCGCACACTCAACTGCAGTTAACGTCTTGCCTAGACCACAATCGTCCGCTAAGAGAAAGTTCTGTTCGCCCATCAAGGGCACTGCGGAGCTCTGAAATGGAAGCAGCTCATACTTCATCGCGGCCTCCGTGCAAGCGCTTTAAGATCCGTCGTGCCTTGGCGAGGGTTGCTTTGTGCGGATAGTAAAGGCGCTTTACACGGATACCGTACTCGCTTAGTGCGCCGGTCAGTACCGCCTCAAGGAACTTTAGTTCCTTACCCTGTAAGATCGCCTGTTCGAGGAGGTCTGTGTTGACCTCTAACGTTACACGTACCTGCAGTTGCCTAGGTGGTAACGGAGGCGGAGCGTTCATGGGGTCCATAGTCCCTCCTTTTCTAGGTGTGCTAAGCCGAGCAACAATGCATCGAGAGCATGCGGCCTAGGTAAGTTATCTGGTACAGAGAACTTAGCCTTGAGGCGGGCCGGTGGCCACTTCCCTTTCCAGGACGCAGGCACCGACACGCAAGGAACTTTCGCGAGGGTACACAGGGCGCGAGTTGCTCCGATAAGCTCTGGAGTGTACAACCGCTGCCCTGTGTGCAAGTTTCCCAGGCCCTGATAGATCCGGTAGTCCTCAATGATGACGAGTTCGTAGTGCGTGAATCTACCCATGAGCTCAGGATAGAGCCACAGGACATATTCGCTAACTGCCTCGGTCTCGAACTGCGCATACTTGACTACGTGCAGGGAAGGAGTTGTATCCTTCAAATGCACGCTCTCTCGGAGCTCGAGGCTAACAACGCCTACCGTCTCACCAGGATCTATTGCTAGAAACATGCTACAACTGCCTCGCTTAGGGCCGTCGCTAGGCAGCAGCCGAAGACCAGCAGCCCGGCCAGGACCAGAATGTACTTGAAGAACCTACGGCCGATAGTCGCTCCCGTCGTGGGATCTTTGAGCGGAACAGACACATCAGCGTTCTTCGGGTGCGTCTGTCCTGGAAAGCAGTCATACACCTCGACGAGCTCACCTGTTTCAGGGTCCGTGTAGATGCGTGACGGCCTAGGCGCGCGCTGGCCAGCCCCTGGATTTCTACTTAGGAGACCCATCATCCACCTCCTGCTCTACGAGACTGGAGCGAACTATGGTCACAGCGGCGGCCAGGCCATCTCCGAGGTGGATCGCGAAGTCATGTTCAACCTCCTCAATGTTCGGGAGCTCGACTCCGGCGGGAACGAAGACATTCACGTATCCTCTAGAAGATAGTCTGATACTGAGAGTGGCGCCCTCCCAGGGAAATGACGAGAACACCAATCTGAACTTGCTAGTTTCGATCTCTGACTCGCTGATTACATCTACTGGCATCATAAACCTCCTGCCTATCCTGGGATCTACAGTGTGGAATCTCTGGTCATAGCGTCTGCGATTTCCACTGCCATGCTAGACAGCTTGTCCGCACGAGCTAATTGCCGTTTCACTACCCTCTCGCAGCCCAACCGTTTGAGGGCTTTCGCGTCCTCTCCTAGTTCTTCTGCCGCGCCCTGCAACACCTGCGCGAGCATAGCTGCATCGATGGTAGATACCTCTCGTAAGACGATCTCCATCGTTATTCCTCCTCGACGGAAAGGAGCTCGACCGAGTCGTATTTGTCCTCGTCTACGGCCCCGCAGACCGTGATCTCTTTCGTCTCGACCACCCGGTACTGCTTGCAGCCCTTACGTCTGCTTCTAGGAATGTTGCGTCGGATCTTTATGAGGAGATCGTCCGTCTGGAAGTTGACGTCCTCGTAGGCCCCTTCGAACGTCTTCATGACTGAGTCTGAGCCGATAGCCGACGCTACCTTGCACGACGTACCTCTGTAGTCAGGATGATCTGATATGTACAGCGTGATGCGATTGCAGTCCCAGACCGCTACGCAACTAACACTTACATTTAGTAGATCCAACCCGCCGAGCACCGCCAGGGTCCTCTGGACCTCGTCTAACTCCGCTAGCTGCCCGTAGAGGGACTTGCGTTCCTCGTCAAGACATTCTTGCAATGTGTCAGGCATCTTACGTGACCCCCTATTTGAGTGATAGCGGGCCTGACTGGAGGCCCGCCGTCACTGATTGGCCAACTTCTACTCGAAGTCGGCGAACGGATCCTCTTCGTCTTGCTCGACCTGAGCAGCCTGGCCGCCATCGTCGGCTTTGGCTTCAGCGGCGGCGGCCTTCTTGGCCTTGCGAGCAGCGCGTCGCGCCTTGGCTGCCTCTCGCGGGTCGACGAGCTCGAACCCCTTGGCCTTCAGGTCCTCGTACTCCTGAGGCGACAGGTAGATGCGATAGCGCTGACGTCCGTCCTCGCGCCGAGCGCCTACGCGCCGCGTGCCAGGTTCGGGCGGCTCCCACTCTTTCACCTTGTCAGGGTCAAAGCCGTGGCGTCCTAGGACGTCGATAGCGCCAGGGATGTTGTTCTTCCGCGCCTCACGTCGTACAATACGGGGCTCGACGTCGAACATCTCTGCGACGTCATTCACTGTGAGCAGTTGTTCCAGTTGACTCAAATCCATCGTAACACCTCCGTGTTATATAGGGCCCGTTCTGATCGTTCTGATCGTTCTGATCGTTCTGATCGTTCTGATCGGGCCGAAGTTGACCCCCAACGAGCTACCCCCAGCCAGTCCCAAAGGTCTCGTTGGGTGGGCACTGATACGATTGCAGTGAGTTGTTACCTATAAGGTCAGTCACTCCTACAATCGTGTCAGTACCCATCTACTTGCCCTTCCTGTGCAAGACGCGCTCCCACACTTTGCCCGAGGTGCTCTCGAAGAACTCGTATTCGTCGTCGTCTAGGCGCACGAGCGTCATCTCTAGTTGCTCCACGTTGTCAGGATTCACGAACTGCGACAATAGATGTTCGAGCGCCGCTTCTACACAGTCAAAGTCGATCCTCACCCAGGGCCCTACCTGGAAGCGGTCCTCGTCGCTGAACGTCGGAGCATCTGGATCCTGCAGAGGAGGTTTAGGCTCTCCGCGCTTGACCTTCTTCTCCTTCACAGGTCCCCCAGCCATCCGCTGAGCAACCACTGTCGTGGCTCGCCCTTCTTTGATCTGGAAGGTTCGCATACCTCCTTCCAAAGTGACTATCGCTGAAGGAGCTAGATTCAACCTGGTCGCCATCTGGTGCGCCTGTTCGATGCTCTTGAAGGGCGTCGTGTTCCAATCTGATTTACTGCCCATACTTCCTCCTCAGTCGACGTCGATGTCTACCAGGACAGTGATGTCCTGCCAATCGTCCTCTTCAACGCCGAGCTCACTGAGCGCGTCCTTGTGAACGTAGAGCTTCCCGATCGCCTCGTCACACTCAAAGTCGCTGCCGGTCTCTGTGAAACGTACCTTGTTCTTAGTAACCTTGTCGAATTCGAACTCTATCTGCATCTGTATCACCTCCTTTACTTTGAAGTAGCAACAATCAACAGCTTCGACACTACCTTGACGAGGAGCTCCACGTTGATCTGATACACCTCGTCAGTGTCGACGAACTTCAACCACCACGCAGCGGTCTCGTTCTTTTCAACGAGGTCAAGGATCTCCCACATCAGCTTCCGCGAGGCACTTGGCATACGATCCTTGAGAACACGTTTACACCTCAGCCTGAACTCGCACAGCGTAACGCCGCCCTTACGAGCTATCCACTCCTCAGGGCTGTGCGGCGCCTGGAAAGCACAGCACTCCCCCTGGTAACACTGCGAGCAATGTTCGCAGATGCTGTCCGCTGGTGCTCCTCCAGATGGGAGCTCCAGCTTGTTCACGATCCTCGCCATTTGTATTCGTACTCCTTTACTATAGGATCTAGGCACGAAACACCTCTTTCCGTGCGCTGCCAACGAAAACCCCAGTGGTCGACGAGCTCCTCATTTCTGAGGAACCTAACGAAGCAAGCCGCACAGAAATCTGCAACCTTGCCGCTACGGGCTGTCGCGCGTTCTCTTGCGATGGTATTAGTGCAGAAATCACACGGCATTTCTAACCTCAATCCGGCTAAGTTCAATCAATCTCTTTCACTACCCTGAACCCCAGGGCCCTAGCTACCACCACGTCCTCAGGAGTCATCTCCAGAATGTAAGGTTTCCTCTGTAGCGGCTTGAACCTCGACGCTGGGATAGGTACGTTGATGAGCCACGTATGATGACCAGCTACGTCACGACCCTTCTTGACCAGCCGTGCTTTACGCAGGATATTTATGCACTTCTGGCAGGCCATAATGTGATACTCAATACCGTAACAGACCCAATTAACTTCCTTACATAGACCCTTATGGAGCTGGCACCACTGACGTTTCTCGTCCAGAACTTTGGTCACAGGCACGGTTGTCCTCGCTTGAATCGGGAGGGCGCTCATTAGCATCTACGCTCTATCAATGCAAGTTCGGTTTGCAACTTACGGGTGATAGGCATATCACTCCTTTGCCAGACAGTCCTGGATACCGAACGCCCACGCACTGAAGAACAGCGTAATGGGAAGCGTGATTGACAGTACGAACACTGTTTGTGCAATCGCAGCGGCCAAGGCGTTGATGTCCATTAGTGTACTCCGTCGTTCAGTTCCCGATTCACCCAATCAGTGTGGGCTATGTCGCCTTCGGTCGGTGCGTCGCGCACTGCTTCGATCAGATCGTTTATGACCTGAGGACACGTTGGCGTTGATGTCCCTCCTTGGGAACTATCCCGGCGAGCCCGTAGTTCCTCAAGGAGCTCTTCGCGCCCCGTCTCGGTCAGGTAAACCGTCACAACATACTCTTTCTCAGACATCGTTTTCCTCCGTGAGCTCGTCGAGGAGCTCCAACACGTGACACCCTTCGACCTCTCCGCGAACGAAGGGCTCGGCTTCGATCAGCGCCCTACGAACGCCCTGGAACTCCTGCCGCAGGTCGTCGGTACGGTAGGAACACGAATCTATGCCCATCATCAGCAGGGCATCGAGCTCTTCCTTCCCATAGTCCGACAGATTGATCTGGATTACGTAGGTGCGCTCTCTGATACCCGGGCGAGTGTGAGTTGGCCCACTCATTGCCCTACTTCCTTCAGGAGTTTCTGGGAAACGGAGTCCAGGTAGTCGGCTTGGAACAGCAGCCCGAGGCGGAGGGATTTCTCACCTTCCTGCCACGCTTCCCGCAACGCTTTAGAACGTGCATCGAGCGCGGCGATCAACACCATCACCTTCGCTTCTGAAAGTTCGAGTTCGACTTTGATCATCGCAGCGACCCCTGGCTCACCGACTCGAGCCCGCACGGTAGGTTCGATTCGGACGGCTGTAGCCGGGCTTGCCAGTTCCCTTGCGCCGACGTGCCTGTGTGTAACCGTTCTGAGGCCCCTTCGGCTTGGACGCTGGGCCAGGCATACAGTTGCGCTTGCCCGGCTTGTCGGAGGGCCAGACCCAATTCCAGGCCCTGTGCATCTGCAGGTACTGCTCGTTCGTCATCGTACTTTAACCCCCTTGTGTCTAGGGGAGCTCGAGCCGTAGGTCCTCAACCAACACGCGGCTGGCTGACGCCCACACGCAGTCGCACTCCCATCTAATAACCTCGGGCCACTGTTCGAGAACCATTTTGCTAAGGGGTTCATCGAACTCGGCCCACCCGCCGTCAACTCCCAGCTCGAAGATCAACCGTTTGACTTCTTCGACTGCTTCGGACGGGGAGTTGAATGCGTAGGTATCGAAGAACTTCACTTCGCTGATCTGCCGAGCGGGAGTGACCTTCACCGAGCTTAGTTGTCGTTGCGCTGCGAGCAGACAAGCGTCTGTGTCACCTAGGCATCCCTCAACCCTCGAGTAAAAATCGCAGCGGATGCAGCGACCCTCGGGGTCAGGAGCACGCGAAGCGCCGCTTTCAGGAACAGGAGCACGCGGAGCTGAATTGCGCCTCTCCCGCAGCTTGGCAGCGGTTTCCATCACTACGTCTATCGAATCTGGATTCATAATCTATCCTCTATCCTCTATCCTCTATCCTCTGAGCACTCGCCTGATGTCCGCTCGCAGATCGTTCGTGTGGGGCATACCACTGAAGCAACCCCAGATGTGTCTGCAAGTCGGCTGAGGTCGCGGCTGGTGACGTTTTGCTGCGTATGTCTTAGCTGGAGGATCCCAACGCAACACATACACGTAACCGTCACGCCAGGGAGCAACGAGCTCAGGCAAATCCCGCAACCTGGTAGTTTTCGCGACCTGATAGGCCATCCCATCGGATGCTACTGACCACACTTTGTAGGTCGGCATCTTAGCGTCCTTTCCAAGCTTTGTACGACTCCGATACGACATCGCCCTCGTCCTCAGCTACCGCAAGGAGCGCGCCGAGGACGAGGACCACAGCTACCGCCAACAAGACAATCGCGAAATATGCGGCTGGCATCGCTACAACACCTCGCAAATCGCTTCGATCATCTGCAGCTTCAGCTCGCGCTCGAACAACTGACCGACTACACCGTGATAATCCTCTCCAGCTGCGGCCTGTACGGCGGCTGTAGCTGAATTGATTGCTTCGCGGCACGCATCTCGCGCAGCTTGAAATGCAGCGAGCTGAATCTCTTCGAGAACCTCTGCCTTCAAATCATCGTCACGCATCGTTTTGACCCCCTATCTTAACCACGCTCGCTTTCCCACAACTCAGCGTACTCGAGGAGGGAACTCCCGGCACGCTTTTGCAGCGTAGCTGCCTGCCACGCCTCTGCGTCTTCGGCCCTGAGCTCCCACGCCGTAACGACGTTACCGTCGAGCACGTGCACCAGCTCCACCGAATCCGGAATGTCCGAGCTGTTCACGACACATCGGGTGCATCTGCACTGTTTGCCTACAGCCACCCAGCCCGGCGCGTCGCTCGTCCGGATCTGCCACTCGCCAACTCTGACGCCGCAAATGTCGCACATATTTTGGCTCCAGAATTCAGCCATCTCAACCGTCCCGGTGCGCCGGTCAAGGAGCTCCGAAACGGCCTCCGTCAGGGCGTCGCTCAATTCGTTCATCACGCCGATCTCTGTGATGCTGATCCCCTTGAGCTTCAGTTGCTGATGCGCGGCCCTAACCATCGCGCATACGACGTCGCTAACGTCGTCATCTCGCACGCGCTTGAACTCTGCACGTGCTTCGTCCTTCGAGCGTTTCATTGGAATCTGACCCCCTTATTCTTCCTCAGCTGTCATAACTTCGCCGGTATACCGGCAATTTGCCGACACTGGCCCGTCGAAGAACCCGCACTCCGAGCAATCATCCGGGTGTGGGCATTCGCGGCAATTGCACGTCATATTATCGCACTCCGAGCAATCACCGAGCTTCAAATGCATTTGGCAATCGTGCCAGCCGTCTGGGTTATCGCGCGTGAATCCGCATACGCTACACACTTCAGCCGGCACCGAGCTCATCTCTTCACTGTACTTCTTCACGACCGCTCTTACCGTCGTGCGTTCGCCGGTCTTGACGTTAAGGAGCTCCAACGTCTGTGGCCATCGAACGACTGCGTACTTGTGTTCGGCGAGCTCAACGACGCACTTGGAGCAAAACAGCTCGCCGTCCGGGATGCCGACGACGCGATATTCTGCGTCCGCTCCGTGTTCGTAACACTTCGATTCTTCACGTTCTGGTCGTTCTGGTCGTTCTGGTCGTTCTGGTCGTTCTGGTCGTTCTGGTTTTTCAGATTTTTCAGATTTTTCAGATTTTTCCGAGCTCATTTTCTATACCCCCATATGCTCGATTGTGCAATCCGTATCAATTCGTTGTCACGAATTTCACTGCGGAGTCAACTTCGTCAATGTCGGTGTCATTGTCCGGCACCAACCTGAAAACGCTGTTGCCACGTGTGAAAATCGTGTCATCGAGAATGATGAGAATTGCGTGTGCATCGCCGAATCCAGCGGGCTCGCGGATATCGAGCGCCTTCAGGATCTCGCCGGACTCGCAACACACGAGCTCGGTGTCGTCGTCCATATCATCGATGATGATACAATCAACGCACAGCGCCGGCGGGTCTGAGCCCTCCAGCTCGCGGAACGTTACCGTGTTTTTCGCTCCGCATCGATCACATCCATTCAGCTCCATTTTATTTTACCCCCATTGAGCTTCGATACATCGTGCGCGAATAAAGCGACGGTTGACCCGTCAACCCCATTATCGCATCCGAACATTAGAATTGCATTAGAAAAGCATTAGAAATTTATTAAAACGGTCACGGTCTTTTTTAATAATTTTCAAACCTTTGTAACGAGCTTATCAAAATAAAAATCAGGGAGCTCAAAACACGCATAAGTCACTTTTAAGCTGTAAAAGTTATATGATGTCACATTTGCAGCCCGTTCACAATAAGCCAAATAAAACATATAAATATCATATTCCCGGAACATTGTCACTTTTTTGCAAAAATTTCGGTTTTCACACGGCACACGGCACACGGCACACGGCACACGGCACACGGCACACGGCACACGGCACACGGCACACGGCACACGGCACACGGCACACGGCACACGGCACACGGCACACGGCACACGGCACACGGC